GATGCTAAGGCTAGGTATTCTTATTCTATCATGAGTTGGTTCCTATGGCTTTAGCCATAGCCAGTTATAGAAGTTGCTTACCGACTTGGGGATTTGATAATTTCTGATTCTGGGTAGGTGTAATGCATTTGGTCAGAAATTGACTCCGGAAGTACAACGTTGAGTACTTTATAAGCTGCTTCAAGAGCCTCGGAGCGAGTGCGTTTATGCGAACTTTTATACTCCTCCGCAGTACTTTTAACCTTAGGAATTACAGAATAAAAGTATTCTTCGTCGGGGTTTGTTACAAGATAGTATTGGCGACGATGTTGAACACCCTGCTCTACAACTACCTCCCCTGGCTCTACGTGAAGTTGCCCAATGTCATAAGAAGGATTGCCTTTTGGATCGTAGTCTTTGGAGTGTGGCTGAGTCTCGTAGGATTGTTTGGCCCCGCCAACTTTTGCGGCGCCAAATGGCCCTTCAGGATCGACATACTGGGAATGATAATCATCCTCGCCTTGGCCTTGAGGCCCGGGAGTAATCAACTCTAGGTTCTTTGATTGTTTACCAGTATCGGTTCCCGGCTCAGCGTGATTGGCAATTTGCCAACCCTCCGGTACTCGTAACTCTTTGGACATGAGAAAAATGGAGCAGTGTTTGTCGTAGTATGAGTCTTTAAACCCGTAAAAAACAGGCCCCAGAGAAACCCCTGAGGCCTTGGTTTTATCGCTCTAGAAGTCTAAATTGAGTCTTAAAAATCTAAGTTGAGATCCTCTTCTCCGGCCTCTTGGGCAGAGAGAAGCAACGTAGAGCGAATCCTGATTTTATTATTATCCAATTCTTCTTTGCTACGCAACGTTAGAGTAGCAGGCTTCTCCCGGGTGATTTCAGGCTTGGTGGAGAGAAGTGGGCGGATGGAACTATGAGCCCATGCCCCGGCCACTTGTGCCTCGGCGGGATAGTTGTTGATTAGAATGCGGTACGTAAGTCCATAGGAGGTCTTACAAGGATAATAGCCAATTACCTCGTAGGGGACTTGGACATCCAGCTCCCTAAAGTCAACTTCGCTATCGGCCTCGATGCGGCTCCCACCACCCCCAGAACCTTTGGGTGTAACTTTTTGAACAAGGGCAACCACATCCTCTGGCTTTTTCTTCAGAAGAGCATTTAGGGCTTTGGGTTCTATGGGTGTTTCCCAGTCGGTAAAACGAATGGCAACTGGAAGGACGAGTTGGCCATCTTCAACGTCAACGCTTATAAACAGAGCAGGATCTTCACCCCGACCGGAGAAGTTATACGAGCCAAACTCGGCCTCGATTGCGGTCCCGTCGGTTTTAGTGAAACCGCCTTTGACAATGTTAATTGGCAGGTAGCGTGGCCCCCACTGAATATAGAGTTGGCCATCGGAGGTTCCTTCAACGCCTTCAGTTCCGGCCTTGAGGACAGGGCCGAATAGGCGGAAGTAAACTCCATCTCGCGACTTGACGAGAAAAGTATTTTCATCGAGGGGTAGTTCTTCGCCGACAAGGAACTGGAACATGATATCCAGATCTTTACGCAAACCTTTGGGGAGGTTGGCGTTTGGCAACGAGGTATACTCGGAGGTATATTCACGGCCGGCGAGCGGAGCAAGTTGTGGAGCGCTGGTGCTCAGGTCGATGGTCGTAACGGAAAATGTAGCTGTGGTCATGTGTTTTTCTCTCTTAGAATAGGGGTCTCTTTGAAGCAGGGATTTCTCTCTGTCTCTCTTAGTATTATACCACAAAACGAGTCCAAATCGGCCGATGTGGTATGTCAGTCTTTAAACTGGTTTAGGTTGGCTAGGTAGGTTTGGGCCTTGAGGCGTATGGAGTAGAGTTGGCCGGAAAACGGATTGAGTGGGCAAAGCGGCGGAATGTAGAGCACAAGACGCTCCCCCCACCAAACCTGCCTCTCAAACGGGCACTTGGATGGGATGGCATCTATCCATTTTTGTGCGAGAGTTGGGGTCCAGGTGCGTGGTTCGAGGAAGGGCAAAGAAAATTTTGGCAACACCTCGGTAAAACGCCCCCACCACTTAGGAACGCGTGCTCTTATTCCAGATTCCGATCTGGAAAAATTAAACCCCATTGTTTCTATACACCAATACCCTCAAGGCGATTATTAGAGAACCCTTGAGCTGCCTCGTCGTCGATCCAGATATACATTTCCGGATTGGAAGAAAATGCCTCTTTTTTGAGATGGTATTCGTTGCGTGCCTCATCTATAAAGGCAACCATTTCCTTGAAGGCGGTTGTTTGATTTTCTTCTGAAATGATGGCTTTAAGCTGATCATTGATGATCTTGAGTTGATCAATATAAAAGTACCTGGAGAAGATTTTTTTAATTGTGTTATCACGGAGAGTTTGTTGAGTGACTATTTGAGTTTCATTTTCATTACAAATTTTGCCGGTTTCATAGTCCCCGTACCAAAAGTCTCCTTCAGACATCTCCACCTCTTTGTAGAGGAAGAGGTTCGTATCAATTCCATCCGTGTTAAAATCTTGAGCATCTAAAGACGCAAAAAGAATTCCTGTTTGGGCATTAAAAAGAATAATTTTTTTCATTTTATCAGTGTTTATGTAAATCTTTCAACCCTATTATCTCCAGATAAATACCATGCTGTATTTATCCTCCTCATCGGGGGCAATTACGGTACTTTCATGGATTATATTTACAGGCATTTCAAGTCCGCGTCCGGGTATTTCTTCGACAAGATGCGCATTATTTTCCCTATCATACCACGTAAAATGAGACCTAGTAGATTTTAAAAATATAAGTTGAAACTTCCAGTATTTTCCGGCTCCATCGCGATGTTTACCTAAATAAGAACCGGGGGGATATTTATTTATGACTATTTCATCCGGCCGCGGAAATTTGCCAAAATCCACTGTTTCTACGCAGAGCTCTTTGAGTCTAGGGGAAAAAAAGTGATACATTATGGAGTACATGGTTGCACCTTTACCACAAATTGTTTTAATTTTATAAAATTCCGATTCTTCTGAACGGGGTTTAAAAGCGGAGGAGTGGTGAAGATGCACTTCCTCTAGGATTTCGTTAACATTTGATACATAATTATCAAGCAATTTTATTCTGTAGAGATTATCTATGTTCATCACTGTTGTTTGTATTATCTTACAAATTGAGTACCGTTATTTGTATAGGTCCATACCACATCGTCCGTACCACCAGCGAAGTCCGCGCTAAATGACCCTGCACTAAAAGTAATACCAGTTACAAAAGCTTGGGAGGAAATGTAACCTCCGGTAGTGTAAGACTGAGACGACGCGGTATAAGAGTAGTTAATTGATCTCCTTACAAGTTTTAAAATCTGGCCGGTTGGGTACAGAGAGGCATTTGCCACTCTATTTACAATATAGTCGGCAATATGGGCATACCCGGAAGGTCCAGAACCTCCTCCATCGGGACCTACCGGCATTACAAGAACAAGAGGCTGGTTTTTTGTATAATTAACAAGAGCTTGTTCGGTTACTAGACTAGTACTAGACGGACTATTTAAATTTATAGCGTTAGTAATGCTGTCTACGTAATGCCCAGTAACGCTTCCTAAACGCAGGCCATTAAAGGCCACATCATCTCCACTTTTTGGTAGTCCAATATCAACCAAAAATCTGGTAACGTTATCATCCGGGTCATTGGGATCTCCACCTGGAACCTCAACGCTAGACGTACTAATAAATACTCCAGGGCCCGCAACAAAATTGCCCTCAAACCTTGTATTTAGTTCTCTTGCTAAAGATGCAGGCGTTACAGCAGTTTTATCCGCAACACCTTTCCCTGCAGCCCCTAACGCCCCACGAACCACACTATCATCGGCTAACTGAACAAGTCCAGCCTTGGAGGTGGTGGCATATACCTCAGGAAGGGGCGTTTGAGATGCTGTAATTGGCCCGGTTGTTGTATTGAAAGTAGTAGTAGGATCAAAATAGATGGAGCTATCGGTGCCAAAAAATAGCGAAGAACCATCATCCATGGCCAACAACGATCTGATAACCACGCTATTGAAGACCTGGTTGGTGACTGAGCCGGGTTCATTGTCCGCCTCGAGCGGGATGGCAAATTGTTCCCCGGTGCGAAGATCGAAGACAGTGGTTCCGATATAAAAACTACCTTCTTCATTCATGCCTGTGGCATAAACTTTACCCCCTCTGTCTTCTACAATAATCTTCCCAAGAGCAAAATCTTGGTCGAGTGGTTCACCTTGGAAAGTGGGGAAGGCAGTGTCATAGTTGAGGTACCCTGTCCATTCCCACGTATGACCTGATGCTCTAATAACAGAAGGTCTACGTAAACCAACCAAGATACCGGGTGTTGCGGAAGTCGAACGTACCTTTACGCCGATTGGGTCTACGTTAGGTTCGATGGGTTTGTCAAAGTAGACCCCGGGCCTTTGCAGCATCTGAACAAGAGATTCTCTTGTGATAGAATCTATTGGGTCGGTAGTTTGTTCGGGTTCGTCTGCATCGCCTTCCGGATATAAGTCGCCTGTGGCAACTTTGCGAGCCTGTGAGGCCAAAGTGAGATAGGCTACATATCTTCCATATTCTTTGGAAGTAATGTTAGATTTTGGAAATACATCTTCATAGGTTCTTACCTGCGAAATGGTAAGGGGATCATCGAGGAGCGTGGTCGATCCATTAAAAGGAAAACCACTTACACTAGACTGCTTCTCAAGAATGTAGAAGTTTTGTGGTCTTCTTAATCCCTGGTCTCTCAGGAATCCATCAAGGACAACTTTATAGATTCTATTTTCGTTTTTTCTACGATCGATACCCCTTACCAGGGTAAGAACTGATCTATCAAACATAAAGTCTAGTGTATTATAAAATACGGCTGAACCTGTCGGACTCGAAATAATTTTATATCTAAAAGCGTAATCAATTCTCTTGAGAAGGAATCCATCTTCATCTTGGTCGGTGGCCTCCTCAACAATGGTGCTTGTGGTTACGTTTACGTACCAACAATTCGCTTGATTGTCCCAAACAAAAATTTTCGATCTGTCATCCAAGTACTCAAATCCTGGAGATGAAGAAGGCGAAGAGATGAGGGCAATGTTTCCAGCATAGATGATCGAATTGCCAACCTCATCAAATCCTTTAATTCTAATTTGTTTTCTATTTTGTCTGGAACCACCTACAAGTTCATAGGATCCATCGGACTTTTTACGCGTATAAGAAAACTGACCGAACCCCATCGAGGACGCTGTTGGAACGTTGGTTATCTCAGTGAATGGAGATCCTGCGTTTGTGCTTCGGAAATAGATTCTGATTATGGAGGGGGGAACTTCATTATTGGTATTATCAACATACCAATCTTTCGTCAAGTTATAATCTAGGACCAAAGAACTATTAATTTCTGTATCTACGAGCGTCGGTGCTCCTCCATTGGGCAGTTCAGAGTAGGTTAGTGGTAATGGCGGAATGATTTCAAGTAACTTTGTGCCTCCAAAGTTGGTTGAAGGAATCCCCTCATCTTGGCTAAAGGCCCTTGTCTTATAACCAATTGAGCGAAGTGAAATGTCTCCAAAGTCGGAGCAGGAGTTGGTGATAGAAAGATCACCGCCAGAATCGCATACAAAATGATCGGAGTTTCCAATCACAAACACAGAGACAATTTGGATGGTGGCGTCGTTGCTGCCTCTCATTCCGAAGTGTCTGTATTTAAATGTGTCATTAGACGATACGCGATATTGCTTACCTACGCCATCGAGTTTATTGGTTGGGGGGTCAAGATAATAGGCCTGCGGATTAAAACAAGTAGGATCGGTTTGGAGACTAACTTGGGTGAAGTTGGCCGTTACCATGGACTTGAAGCCACTCACCAGCGCTCCATCGGCCCATAAACCATTCATACCAAAAATTGATCTTACAGAACAATTAAAAATATAAGGGGATGAGGAGCGGGTTGAGTTGATATCCGGTAGGTCAAATATCCTCTGGTCTTGTGAACCCAATCTTTTAATTCTTGTTGCGCCGGGATATGCAATTGGGGCGTCGGGGCGAGAATCAGCAAATGGCAAACCAGTCTGGTTTTCTTCAGAGTCGGTTTGTCTGAGGTCTTTAGAGTCTGCAATGGGCGCAACAATTGTTGTCTCAGCGCTTATTGGCTCCAGGCCTTGCGCCCCCCATCCATCATATTGGCCGAAGAGGCTATTGAGCTTGGAGTAGTACGAGGTTTCGCCGGCGCCGCCGTTGATCTCGGACTCAGAGGCAAAGGTAACAGCGGTTACGGTGTTATGGCTTCTGTGAATTTGTGGATTATCGGTAAATGTAAGTAAACTTACGTACGTACCGCCAGTAACTTTGAAAATAGCGGTTTGTTCACGTTGTGGTTCTTCTTCTACGGGATTAAGAGTAGGCACGTACATTGGCCTCACTCTCACCTTACGAAGGTCTACTCCATTAATTGAAATACCCCTAGGAACAACCAATCCGCCGCCTGAGGGGTTGATTAGGGAGAGCCCGTCATAGTAAATTTCGTCGTTGACACTAAAGGTTCCACGTACATATTCAAGAGTGATATTCCAAATTGATGAGCCAATGCTCTCTTTTTCAATTTTTGCAATATTTCCTACACCGCCACTTTGAGAGTATATGATCCGACCCAAATTAAGAGCGATTGGTGGCTGAGTGAAACTAGGATTGAGAGCGTTGACTTGAATTACGGTGGCCCTATCGATTTGAGTTACTGTCTCGATTGTAAATCCTGTCTCGATACGTTGAACCAGGCCTGTCGAAGAAGTCAACCCAGGAATACTTCCTGCTCCGGGTGTATTATCCACATAATAATCTCCAGGCGCAAGTTGAACAACAACTCTGTCATATCGGTCATTATATTGACCCGACCTACGACTCTCTCTAACGGCCTGGATGATGGCTCTCTCAATGGACCTGAAAGGCTTATCTTCTACAAACCCTGAGTTGGAGATAGAATCATCACCGATGGACGGATCAACGTGAATGATATTGCGAACCAAAGAGTTTGTATTAGTAATGCCATCGCGGTTACAACGTGGAGCATCTTGGACCCGGATGAGTCCGCCTTGGCCATTGGCATATACAGCCACCGACCGATAAAATTCTTTATAACATTTTTGTGAAGAAGGTTCGTAGCGATAAACTCCTTCGGGCGGGTTCGGAAAAACAGTCGGGATGGTTTGGCCGTCTGGACATTCAATAGCCAATCTTTGCCCAATGAACTCCCGTCCACCACACGAGAGAAACGCCCCTAGAACGGGCGAGCAGTCCCCGCCTGGGGTCTCTTCAAACTTCCACTCAGAGGTGGCCGCGTGGTAAAACAACTCAATGTGAGCGTCCTTAATGTTAATAATCCAATCATCGACCGAATTGTTAATTTTTGTATCTGCTCCTGGGCGAATGACGATTGGAAATCTATCAAAAGTACCAGAAATATCTACAACTGCAATGCGATCGGAGTCCGTGGGATTGGCTGGCAATGAGACAATCATTGAACCGCTGGATGTATCGGCAATTACTCTCTGCCAACTCTTGGCAACAACAGAGTCTCCGATGATGTCGGTATTTCGTAATGTTCGTGGATAGGTATTTAAATTGCCAACATAGACCCCGGGTCTAAGATCGATATAACCAGCTCCGACAACATCTCCATCTTCATTGGTGGCTAAAGTTGTACCATTTGCAGCAAGAGTGAGTTTAGCCAGCGGAACATGTGGTTGAGCCACCGAGGGTAAAGATGACCCAATTGAAATTTTTACCGATTCATTGGCTTCAATGGAGGCTTTTGCTCCCTCCTCATCGACATACAAATAGTTTATTTCAACGCTACTTAGAAGTTGGACAAATTGAATTTCCCAGGTAATAAGTTCACCATCCGATCCCGCAATGCTACCTGCCTCAACCCATACTCCATAACCTCCGCCGGTAACTTCTACTAATGCCGGAGGACCCCATACTTTTGCCAACGTAGTCGGATTATATGATCCTAATACAATGCCATCGTGGGCAAGTCGACCCACCCCGGTCTCATTATCCTCGCGAGGATCAGCAATCTCCCAGTCCTTTATACTATCTCGTTGACCAATACCCCATCCCGCATGTTCGCCTTGGGTGGGTTCGGCGTAATAATCATTACGAGATGTCGGTGCAGAAAAGCTCGAACCTTTTTGCACTTCATTGAGATATTCTTTGGATACAATTGTTCCATTTTGGAACGTAATCTTATCTAGCATGGTTTAAGACTGTAATTTTATGTCTCGGGAATTGCGCTGACCCAAAGTAACCTTCCGATCCATTCAGCGCTTGGACCGAAAGAACTTAGTTCTATAAGGATTTTTCTTCCTTGGCCTTTGTAAAAGTCGATGGGATTAGACGCTGAAAAGTCTAGAAGATCTGCATCTCCACCCCAAGTGATGACAGACGTTCCAAATTTCCAACTTGCTTCAACTCCCCAGTTAACAGGATAGTCAAAATACGTTGAAAAATTTAATAATGGATTTTGAGTAAATCTAAGCAAAATACGATGCTCACGATAAAATCCCGAAGGAATATCTAGTGGGTTAGTATTTGCAATTGGAAGATTATCTGGTTGGGTTACTTCTACGTCTAAATAGTTGGAGATAAGAAGAGGGCCCATAGGACTATTTTTTACCGCGCCACCAAGTTCAATCGGTGTGCTAATGGAATCCCCGGCCCACATCCTCCCATCTGCCGTGTTAATACATACCTCGCCTTCATCGAGGTCACCAATAAATGGTTCCTCTCCTGGCAACGAGGTTGTAATGAGTTGGAGTGTTGCTTCTGCCATCGACAATTAGTATGTCTGATAAACTTTAACCTACCCTTTGCGGTTTAAAGTAGAAATATAGCAAAGATTTTTTGTCTTGAAGACAGTTTACGTTACTGACGATTTTAGTAGTCTTGGAGGACTGGGCGCTGTTGCATATGGCGATCCGGAATATTTTCGCGAGGTACAAAATCAAGTATGGGCCGCCTCACCCACTCGGTTTATAGATGTTCATCGCCCATCGGATGTTTTAGAGTCGCTTCTTGGCACGGAGTCAGAACTGGTAGATGGAGTATTAGAAGTATTAGAGGCAGAGTATGAAAAAGATGGCGAATTTACAGACTACGTAGATATCATCCAAGGGCAGAATTGGAAAGAAAAAGTTACCAAAAATTTTTTCCCAACCTTGGGGCAAATTGTTGATTCTGAAAGCTCATATATTACCTCAACTTCAAGCTACTTAAACAAAACTCTAACATCCATTCTACCAGGCTTTGTTTCTTCAGAAAATTTTGTATCTAAGATTGTGGATTGGCTCGAGGAGGCTAAAATTTCTCCCATAAATACGAACCTTGCTGGCGCAATAATTGCCAATAATCCCCAAACTAAGATTTCTTCGCCTCCAGTCAATGCCAAAATTGCCCTGAATAATAACGTGGACCTAGGACTTGATTACAGAGGAGTTGAATTTACTAAAGGATATTCTACCCTGCAGGAATACTGGAGTGATATTCCATATCCAGGAATGGAATCCCCTTCCATATTGCCAGGTTCACTTCGCCAAAGTGTCCTTCAGGGATATGTGGGGTACGCTTCTACAACCCCACTTGAGAAAGTATACAATTCTATTGCGGCAGATTCGATTGGTAGTTTGAATTTATCATCGCCCGAAGCAATCAATTACTCCGATCCATTTACCGCTGGATCTATTCTCGGTGAGATTCCAGACTTTAAACGTCAAGATAATGATATTTATTCTATCTCTTTAATCGGAGAGGCCATTAATGGTTATACGTCTTTTGATCCCGCAACTATGTCTAACGGAGACGCCATTGATCGTTCGCTAATTCCTGATTTTGAAGGGCAAAACGCCGACTCCGACGGCGGTAGAGCTGGCCTTTCCCGTACCTTTACCTCACCATTCTGATTAATGGCTAACATTTACGGACCAATTTTACCTTTACAACTTGATAGTAGAAATACAGAAGCTCTTGTAAGAGCAATTCAAACAAGAATTTATTTGGAGTCAAATGGGACTCTTAATGACTTCACTCCCGCCTCACCTCTTAGCGCCATTGCCGAAGGGCAGGCCTTTGCCCAAGCCGAACTTCTCTATTATCTAAATAATCTTCCCGAGGCATTTAGTTTGCAATGGTTGAGACAATTAGGCATTCAAAGAAGACTTGGTAGTAAGGCTCTAGTCGAGGTGTCTTTCTACAAAGTACCTGGGTTTCAACGGGTTTTAATTATTCCCGAGGGGACAAAAGTATTAGCCAATGGTGGTCAGGTATTTGTTACCCTGCAACAAATACAAATTACAGAGTCAAATTTTGTAGCCACGGTGGCATGTCAGTCTGAGCGTTGGGGAAGTTCATATAATGTGGCTGAAGGATCTATTAATAAAATTGAAAAGAATTTTGCCGGATTGGAGTCACTAAGAAATAATGGTCCGGCTCTAGGAGGAACAGATATTGAGTCGGTGGTTCAAATGAAGCAAAGGGCTTTTGAAGTACTTAGTCGGCGTAATCTTACAACCTCCTTGGATTTTAATAATGAGGTAACAACTCTTGCCCCAGAAAGTGCTATTGTAAAAGTTTTAACCTATGAAGAAAGAAATAGTTTAACCTCGGCCTTATCGGGTAACATTGTAATTTGTGTGGGGGATGAAAACGGAAAGAGTCTAGATCCATCTTCTTTGGCATTTTTGATTGACTCTATGAAATCCAGGGTGACCATTGGTACAAATATATCTTTTATAGCGCCAGAGATAGTGCCTACTGATATTGTTGTCGAATTGTATTATGATCCACTTGCCATCAACGGTGGCATTGATGTGCTCTCTCAACAAGTTTTTGAAGCGCTTAATGCTTATTTTAATCCAGTGAATTTACCACCCGGCTCTGAAATAAACTATCAGAATGTGGCCAGAATCCTATATGAGTTTGATTTTATCCAAACAATTAATACATTAGATATAAAAATGATGATTAAAAACCCTGAGGAACTAGATGGGGTTTGTGCTGGATTTAGCGGAGAGGAGAATGAGGAAGGTACTGAATGTCTTTATAATTATTTAGCAGTTGTAAATGCTGATGAGCAGGTATTTTCTTCCCCGTCACCCATTCTTACATATAAGCTTTTTAGAACCCAAATTGCTTTTACGTCAATTAATGATTTTTCTTCACTAACATTTTCCTACGATAATCTATATACCCCATGATAAACTTATCTGCTTGGGATTCGGCATCGGCTATTAAAAAACTTAGTCCACAACTTTCACCTTCCCACCTTATAGTTGAATTTGATCGTACTAAAAAAGTAAAAATTTTTGCCCATCAATTAGGAAAGATAACATTTGGTCCAGTTCGCGACATCAACTCTGAAAGACAAGAAATAATAGACCGAGAGATAGAAAACCTCTCTACCAGTGGATTTAGATATAAGAACATCGGTCACGTATATAGTTCTAGTCAAGTATCGGCCCCACTCTCCAAAGAGGATGAAGACCATCCCGTTTATAAAGTTTATGCCCATGGACATGCAATTACTCAAGGGAAGGAAAGTTGCTCCAGGAGCGGGTTAATTTGTGCCCCTGGGTCGGGTTCGGATACGATTTGTACTCCTGGCCAATGTGTTATAGGTTATGTAACACGGGTTAAAAATACAAAATGGCAATACGAGTCGGTAAAAAAATACGGCTCTAGTCAACTCTCTGTAAAGTACTTTTTTAGTTCGGCCGAAGTCGTAAATTTAAAAACTATTTTGAGGGGAGAGTTTGAAGGATTAGAAATCGTCTCTCCCGCAAGTATTTTTACAACTCTCTACCTACCACCAAAGTTTTATTTTTCCGAAGATTTTTTTGAAACCGCTTTAATTCTTATTGACAAAAGGCTAGAAGGAGTAATTAATTCTCCATTTTCAAATATTGTAGGCGTAGACAATCGCAAAGATACTTTCATTAGAAAATTTATCATTTCTGTGTATCCAAACACATCTGAAGGTTATCTAAATAATCAATTAAGTGTTCCTATTTTGGAACAAATCAAAACCTCCCTAGAGGAGGCGTTTGAAAAACTACCGGAGGTCTGGAAAACTCAAATCAATATGATTATTGAAACAGAATGGACAAATCGACTCACTAATAATCCAACTGGCCTCGAGTTTATTTCCGCATGTTATGATAAGATTGCGTTACTATTCAGTAGTATAATACAAGTTACTCCTAGTTCATTAAAGTTAGGTGCCGTATCCTACTCTAAATCAACAATGGCTAGGCCAATCTATTCTAGATTGCCTGGCATGGCTGAGGCCTATCGTTCCGATCCGGCCTTCTCAGACAAAGAAACCCCTTCTCAATGGCTATTGAGCGGGGCCGATGAATTTCTAGCGTCAAAAAAAGAAAATATTGCGTCATTTTATCAAACGTATCTTTCTCCAGAAACATGTTTGTCTTCAACTTTGGATTGGTTGGCGCAACATTTAGGTCTTACGGGTGATTTATGGAACGTTCAATGGGATCGGCCTATCAAAGAAGCCATGATTCGTAACGCGTTTGGATGGTGGGATAGAGAGGGTACAAATGAAGGTAGTAATTCTCTTACGCCTAAAGGCCAAGCTTTAAACAAATTTCCCTTTACCAATTCAGAGTGGGTGGACGAGGACAATGAGGCTAATTTTTTGCGCCTTAAACTTGACGAAATTGAGACGATAGATATTAATCCTAATGGCACGTATAATTCCTACCACCCATTCAAAGCTTATTCTATCGATTCCCATTCTGAGTTGATGGTAGTTAATGCTCCTAGAATTAATAAATTTCTCTGGAATGGCTTAATGGAAGCCAAAGGTAGTTTGCTGGTAGTAGCATTTCTTGTATCAATTTTTGGGTTAAAGTCTCATAGTCCTGTGGAATTAGAGATTGTGGACACAGAACGAAAGATTCTTAAACCACGCAATGGATTACGTAATGCAGAAATTTCTGCCCCGCCCCTCGTTCCGCATAAATACAACGTAATTCAAGTGGGTACAGAAGAGGACGCTGAAATTGGCAACTACACCAATCAGTTGGTGGCGGGAGTAAGTAGATCCTCAAGCATTGAAGAATCTCGTAATATATTTTTTAGAATGCCATACTACTATAATAGAGATGGTAAGTCCTGGGATAGAGCAACCTACATTGCCAAAAATTGGCTTCCCTCCCATCTCAATGTAAGAGTCCAATATGCCTACCTCTCAGCAGATTTATGGGCCGTTGGAGATGGATTTTTTGAACCGGAATTAATCGAAGTTTCTTAATATGGGATTTTTTGAAGACCTAAGAGAACTTAGAGACGTTACCACACGTGCAGTAGAGTCGCAAGGCGGAGTTTATTCTGATCCGTATAATGAAATTGGTACCGTGGTATCGGTATCGGATCCTAAAAAACTAGGCCGCGTAAAAGTCACCTACCAAGACGGAACAAGTAGTGACTGGATTTATGTTCTTAATGGTAGTAATAAGGGGGTGCTTAGTGCCCAGTTCATTGGCTCGCCTTGTCTAATTGGAAAGGCCAATGGTAACTCCGAAGATGCCTTTGTGCTAGGGTTTTTTAATAAGAGCCCCGAGGCAGGATTTCCTGGCGCGGCCTATCAGGTGGCCACGGTTTCCGAACAAATGGATGCCTATAGACAGGCCTCATCGCCAGGGGATCAAGGTCTACTTTGTAATGAAGGGAATAGTGGCCGGCTCTATCTGTTCGATAGTGAAAAGGACCAGGTATTAGCCATTTGCATGAGGCGTGATAGCCGGCAACAAGGCGGAGAAGCAACTTGGTCTTGGAAATCAATTACCCAGGGCAAATTTATTGAAAAAGGAGTTGATCCAGGGGTGCCTGAGGGCACGGCTACTACGGCGGCATACGCTGGTAAAACAGGAATACCCGAGTGTTCTAAGTCCCTTGAGGGGGAAGTATTTGATTTTACTGAGGATCGTAAGTTTCGCAGTTTTCAAATTAAGTGTGGCAAGGACGAAAATGGAGATTACATATGGACCCCGGTAAGCGCAGCTCCAGTGTTTTTTCGTACAACCCTACCACCTTGCACAGAGCGTCTTCATGGCATGGACGCGATCCTCGATGAAGGACTCAACTCTCAGGGGATTAAGTGTCTACGGTATCAAGGCTCAATGAAATGGATAAATCCAGGCAAAAGAGAACCAATCCAGTTCCACCGTCAAGACCCTCCACCGACCAGAAATGAGTTTATTGGTTCACGTGGACCTATACAAGCCTTAGCACAAACAGCTACTCCTACCGCAAACAACTTTGTAGGCAATGCAGCCACAGCAGTTCTGAATCAGTTGGGTGAATCTATTTCGCCCACAGGTACCGACCCTGTACTCAGGGACGCATTAATGATTGCTGGAATGCTACCTCAGGCATTTAATCCGACTAATTTTCTTTCTGATGTTGCTAGAACTGTAATTTCTAATAACGCTGGGGTAAGTACCACAACGTTAAATTCTCTACTTTCAAATGCTCTTAGCCAGGGAAATGTAATTGATGAGGAATTAGCGACCATCCTCTCGTCGTTGACTGGGGCCGGAGACATCATTGCCCAAGGAATACAAAATAATGCCCTAGATGGAGCTTTACAAACCGTCGGGCAAAAATCTCTTAATCAAACGTTAAATACAATTTCTCCACAACTTCGAAGCGTATACCTATCCTACGCGGCAGGAGGGGCAATAGGGGCAATTGATTCGGCTGCCATGTTAGGTCTTCCCCAACTCCCTCAGGAGGTGGCCAAATTTGTATCTCCGGTATTAGATATTGGAAAGGAATTTTTTAAAACACAACCTTCCAGTATTAATGATATACTCAATGCAGCCGTGGGAAGGGGAGGGGGGCCCATCCAAGATGTGATTGGTGGGCTTGTGAATGCGGTGGGAGGCCAAGGTAACATTTCTGGGAATATAGTTGGTGCTGTTAGTTCTGTTCTTCAGGGTGGTGGACTTGGTCAAGTTGCGGGATTGGTTGGTAATTTTGCTGGGCTTTCAGGAATTCCGCTCCTTGGCGGTCAAGCAGGCCTACCACAATTGGCCACAACAGCTCTAGAGTTGGTAGGGCTTGGTCAACAACTGAATGGTATATTGGGAGCGGGTGGAATAGGACTTGATGCGCTCGGCGCGCTTACTGCTCTTAATCCAGTGGCCGGGATTCTTGGCGGACTCGGAGAGCTCGGAGGACTGTTTGGTGGAGGTGGCGGAGACTGTCCCTGTGGTCCTAAATGCCGAAAAACCGAACATTCAGAAGACTCGGATGGAAATACTTTACTAGAAGAGTGCGGTAGTGTCATTGCCAACTCCGCTAGTTCATATAACCCCGACGGGGATATGACAAAAAACAATGAAAATGTTGTTGCCGAAGTGCTTAGTCTCATTCCCACTGCGGTGGGCGAAGATCTATGTTTCCCGAACCCATTCGATCTTACTCAGCTCATTAAATCGGTAAAACGACTGAATGAAATGGCCGATCGCATCGACAGCGCCAAAAACGCCGATTGGCCAGAGCTTTGGACAGAGTTAATGTATACCTTTGAGGCGGTGGAGAACGCCTTCAAACAAACGGATAACAACATTACAGGAGTGGAGTCTGTAGAACGAAAACTTATTGATGCTCAGCATCGTCTAATTACAAAATTAATGGATGGTAATAGTTCATTTTTTTCTAAAACCTTGATAAGTATTGTAGATACCTCTAAAGCCATACAAGATGTATATAACTTTGCACTAAAGTTAGACGCAAAGAAGAAAGGTGGAAGGGCCGGCGTAGCCCCCACGAGTTCATTAAAAATTGTATTTGAGAATATAGTAAAAATTGCCACTTTAAACTCTACAAGTAAAGCAGAAGCAACCAATATTCTTTCTAATATTGTGACCCCGGCTGACAAAGAGTGGAGAAAATTAGAACCAGGAGGGGATCTCCTTAATCTTAAGGATGTAATTTTAGGACTAATACCAGTCGATGTTCCGCTTAATTTTAGTAAGTGCTTAACTAAACGAAATAAAGACAAAGCTCTCAAAGACTCTTTAGAGTCTAAAATTAATTCACCTGTTTTGGCCCAGCCTCAGTCTCTCATTGAGGCAAAATTACCACAGAGTATTACTGAGGCCCTGGGGGCACCGATAGTGTCCGGGACACCAGGAACGCCATCTATTAGGGAGATTCTGGATCGAATTAAGTATGACCAGGGCCGTGCGCGTGATGGCAAGGCGGATTGTTAATTTTATGAATAAAAAAGAATTAGCAGACGAAAGAGCCACTGTGGCGGAAATGGAAAAGAACGCCAAATTACTATCTAGCACAGATAAACAAGAGTTACTTAGGTTGAAGTGTCGGACAGACTTTTTAACTTTTGCAAGATACATAACCTCCGAAGTCCCCATAGCGGGTAAATTTCAACCATTTAAAATTCATGAGGTAATTGGAGATTTTTTGCAAAATATCGGCGATGGAAGAAAAGACTATAAGCAGTCTGCAATCTCCTTACCACCACGGTCAGGAAAGTCATTGCTCATATCAAAGGTGTTTCCTGCTTGGCAGATGGGAAGATCGCCAACAGCTCAGTTTATTATGAGTTCGTACGCATTACAACTTACAAGTGAAAATTCTCGCGCGGTGATTGAGTTTATTTCCCATGAGCAATTTAAATGGATCTTTCCGGAATGCGAAATAGATCGCGAAAAATGCAATCTAAGTGCCATAAGAAACAACAATGGTGGACTTATTAAGATTGCTTCGGCTGGAGGCAGTGTTACTGGATTTGGCTTCGGAACCATTGACGACGGCGAATTACCGGGCGTAGGAATCCTCGATGACCTTTTGGCTGACGGTAACTCCGCGGCCATCATGGAAAGTACTTTTGCTTGGACGCAAACCCAATTTTTAACCCGAGGCCTACCAAATCACGCAATCATCTCGATGGGCACCAGGTTTCACACAGACGATATTATTGGTCAACTTTTGAAGGCTGACCCCGAGCGCTGGAAAGAGCTCAATGTTCCTGCATTATGTTTCGATGAAGAAAATGACGTATTAAATAGGAAGTTGGGAGAGTCGCATTGGCCGGAATTTTTTCCGGTTGAGAACCTTGAGGCAATACGTAAATCAATTGGTGATAGGGATTTTAACTCTCTTTATCAGGGTCGTCCTGCTGGAGAACAGGGTGCAATTTTTAAAGAACCATGGCTGCAATACCATGAAAGAAATTTAGGCCGATATTCTTATATCTACGCGACTGTGGACACAGCCTATAAAGCAGAAAGGGCCAATGACTATACGGCAATATGCGTTTGGGGATTTGATAAAAAAACAATTAAACTTCACCTAATACACTATGTTCTAGACCGAATTGAGTTTCCTGAGATGGAAAAACTTCTTCCACAGCTCATTAAACAGTGGAAAATTCGGTCTGTTTATATTGAAGGAAGGGCTGCTGGCATGCCCCTCATCCAGACATTGCGCCGAAACACCAACATCTCGATTAAAGAATTAGTGCCCTCAAAAGACAAAGTGCTGAGGGCCAACGCCATTGCTCCCATTGTGGAGAGTGGTGTGGTTTCATTATATGAAAACTTGCCTCAACTTCCCGAACGGGTGGCTGAACTTATATCCTTTCCGTTTATTAAAAATGATGACTTTGTAGATTCATTTGTGTACGGAGTTACTGTGTATCGTGATGAGCTTATGGGCTCTGGTACAGTCCACGGAGGAGACAGAAGTGCTTTACCAAGGCTCGTCCATGATCCATTTTATCGTGGAGGGAGTAAACGAGTCTCTACGCAAATGGGCCTAATAGGTAAAAATACTTATGCGGGTCCATCATCCACCACTAGGTACTTATAAACATTGTTTATATGGTACAATATACCTAACGTATTACCTGCAGGAATACTCACTCATAGCATTATGACAGACCAACAAGAATTTAAATATAAAGCAGTTTTCTTTCACCAACCTGGATGTATTGCTTGCAATACCATGAAGCCGGTGTGGGTGGAAACCGCAAATGAACTGGCGGAAGAATATCCGCATTATGCAATTGGTTTTGGGGATTGGGACGTAACGTCCGATGACTGGGCTTTTTGCGATCAGATTGAGTGTGATGGGACACCCAATTTTGCCATTTTTGGCGAGGACTCCGAACTTCTTGGGTTAAATACCGCTGGTATATTAGCCAAGACCCAACTCAAAGATTTTATTATTAGCTCTATTGAGCAAGGTAATTAATATGTCATCTCATGTAAATCTATCACCGGCCAGGATGAGTTGCCGAACAAGTGACCGCGATCGGCAAATTGTTTCGCAAGCGTGGAAGGCTAATCAAGTTGCACGTAAAATTAGTAGTTTTACCGGGTTGCCATATGAAGAACTTCGCGACGCTGCCCTCGAGTATATTGTTCGCATCTATGACTCATGGGACCAGAGCAAAGGCGCTAATTTTTCTACCTGGGTGAATAGGTGTTTGCAATTTCATATGTTAAACTACCTACGCGATAATTCTCGGTTAATAAAAATTCCGCGGTCCTATTCGGATTTATATCTTAAAATTCGTAAATACACCACCAAAGATCCAGACGTTACCGACGATCAAATTGCCGAAAAAATTCAGGTCCCCGTAAAAAAAGTCAGAGCAGTACGCCAGGCTTTTTCTATGTCATTTTCGCAAATAACAGAGTACTCCAATATCATCGAACCAAGCTACGATGCGGAATTTACCATAGGGGATTTTATGGAAAATCATCGTGGGCTATTACACAAAATTACAAGCTTAGAAGAACCCGACGAAACGTTCCTTACTGATTACTTGGTAAAAAAACGTAGTGTTTCCACCTTATTGCGTAAAAATCCACACTTGCGTAATGCCGATGATATCAAACGCTATTCAGAGCAACTCATTGAATTTGTATTATGCGACGCATCATATCCCTCCAAGGCACCGATTATGGCAAAGGCCAGTTCGAGAAAAAATGGAGCGAAATAACCTCGGCGACTGAATGTAATTATTTTGTTCGTGGAGACGACGAGGCATTTCTCAATGAGGTTGTAGACCTTGTTCCTCAGTGGAAGGCCATCAAGGATCGCGGGGAAGTTCGTTATAAAATTAGAAATAAAAAGTTTCAGGGCAAGGCAGTAAGGGGCGCAGTAATGGTTACCTCTAGGTCAAAGAGCGAGATATGGTTAGGGAAGGGGAAGGTGGTGGATGCACTTTTCCCCAAGAAAGCTGAAACGCCCGTCTATGTGCAGAATAAACGTGAGGCGTTGATGGCCATGAGGCAAATCATAGATCCTCAAATTAAGGCATATCGACAAAGTGTTCTTCGCCAACTCAAAAAGAAACCACTGAGGTGCCCAGTATCCCACGACTTTTTAAAAGCAACCGCGTTTCACATTGACCATAAATACCCATTTAAAAATTTAGTACAAGAATGGTGTAGGGATGAGCATGTGGATCTTGAAAATATCGATGTATATTGCCGTGGCACTAAATGCTATATGAGAGACACAAATTTAGCAGAATCGTGGTTCGATTTTCATATGATGAATGCGCAACTCCAGGCACTCAGCGCTAAAGAAAACCTAAAGAAAGGTTCAAAATACTATGGTTAACGACGTTTGCGCCCGCCGGTCTTCTTCTTTTGTGAGCTGGAACCGGTTTGGGCTGCGAAGCCCATACCGGCCATTTTAGGTTGAGACTTACCAACAAATTTTAACGTTGCTAGATCGTCGCTCAAATCCACACCACCAAAAGTCAATTCAAAGATCTCAACGGCAGCTTTGGCCATCATATCCTCGAGCCCTTGGGCGGTCTTATCGCCAGTCAACCAGGGCTTTCTCTTATCCACATTGGCGGCATAGCCCATGCGGTTTGCCACCTCATAAATGCCTTGGCCCTTACGCCCTACATAATGCCCACCATATAGCCTACCGGTAATGATTCGAACACCTTCTTCCTTATATCTTCTCTGTAAGTATTGGATTACTGCGCCGTCGGGGTTCTGTTTTTCAATATAGATTTCTAATTCTTTGATAGCGGATTCGGCCTTGGAGATTAGTGCTTCGCCAGGTTTGCCTCTAAACTCAACATCGACGCTTGCCTCGCCCAATGCCCGAACATATTGCGAGAGATTATACTCCACCTCCCTGGAATATTGCTCGGCAACATGAGCTAACATGGCCTCCCTGGCATTTCGCATTGACTGCTCGAGGAGTTGGGATTTGGCGGTCTGAACGATGTCCTTTTTGGCCGACTGGAGCACTGAGCCCATAATCGACGCGGCCAGGGCTTTATAGATCATGACGGAGTTGGTTTATCGCATTTAATTTGAGAAAAATTAGCCACTGCAGCATCTCTTCGTTTTTGTATTCCTCCGGGCCCTCTTTCAAAACCAGCGTTCCAAGCATCGG